CTGAAATACGAGGATCTTATGAAGGCCTACAGTGGTGCTTAATCGAAGCGCCTAAGCTGGAGAAGCAAGTACTGAATTCCATTGAGACTGGGCTAACGCTCGATCTCGATTTGTTTCCAGTATGGCTGAGGAGATTAGCAGCCGTGTCCGTTGTGGACCCGGTTAAACTGCGTCTTCTTCGTCAGCTTCTGCTGTTCTGCTATAAAGCACTCGTTACACATGACATCAAAACGACCGAAACAGCGTTTGAAGCGTTCGTTAGTACGAACACTTCTACTCGTGAGTTTGGCTGCAACCTCGGAAGGTACAGTCCATACTTACTCGACGCAGTTAGAAGGCATGTTCAATCGGTTATGTACCTGTATCGGGGCTCGGGATTCTTCCCGCACCACGGTCCAGGCGCCGTAACCACGTCGAAAGACAAATGGTTGCGTCGGTACTCTACTATAGAGTCCCGATTTCCCCAAAGTGACTACTTTGCTCTCTATTTTAATAGAGATCATTGTGCTCAACTTGAGGATTCGATTGAACTAGACATAATTGAGGCTAAGCTCATTGCTGTCCCTAAGGACAGCCGTGGTCCGCGTCTCATTTGTGTACATCCTGCTGAAGCCATTTGGATTCAACAAGGTGTCCGTCATAGACTAGAGAGAGCAATCTCTCGAGTCAGATCTTCTTATGGTCCATGGCCGCGAGGCCATATCCATTTCGAAGATCAGGCCGTTAATGGTTCTATTGCTCTTGCTTCATCAAGATCGCGGCGTTATGCTACGATTGACATGAAGGAAGCTAGCGATAGAATATCCGATATCTTGGTTCAAATCCTCTTTGGGAGGAATTACCCTGATTTCGGATGTTGTCGAGCTCAGAAGTTTGTGATTCCTTCTTTTGGTTCTGCAAAGAATCTGAAAGGGAATATACATAGCTACGCTCCCATGGGGAACGCTACCACGTTTCCTGTTCAGAGTCTAGTCTTCTGGGCTATATGTGTCGCGTCACTGCAGCGCCATGGGTTTCATCAACCCGGTGCTGTCTTTGTGTTCGGTGATGACTTATGTGTCCCTTCCGAATGTACCGAGTTCATTATTAATGATCTCGAATCATTTGGTTTGCTCGTCAACAAGGAGAAATCCTTTTGGCGTGGAGCTTTCCGCGAATCGTGTGGTGTTGACGCCTTTAATGGCGTTAACGTCACTCCAATTCGATGGAAGACTACGACTGATGCCGAGCACCTTCAGGGATTGCAGTCTCTTTCGGATATGGCTATGCGACTTCGCATAGCCGGATACGAGGAGGCTGCTAGCACTGCATACCAGGTTC